CGCATCCGTGAGAGTTCATCTAGGTCGCCACCAGCCAGAAAATAATGCAAATTCTTTAGCTGCGGGTAGACAATGATCTCTGTCAATACCACCGAGTCCTTGGCTGGCCACAGCTGCAATCTGTGATCCTCGACCATCTCAGCGACATCGTCAAAATTATGTGTGCCTCCACTGTATTCTAAGGCAGCCTCCACATGATGGCGTAGCCTCTCCAAATGTTCTTGGTCGCTCATCGCTTACCAGCTGGCACAGCATCAAGCCTCATCACCCCGACACGCCAGTCAGCCAAAGTGTTGCCAGTGACCCTCATATTGACTTGGCGCCCAGAAAACCTCACTGAAGTTGGGTTGGCTGCCGTGTATGGTCCAAATGACGATTGAGTGCCAGTCGGGTAATTGCGGGTTTTAAATGAAACCACGGCCTCACCTAAAGTCTGCTCATCGGGAATGACCTGACGCACCGACATGATGTTGTCGCCATTGCCCAATTGGACTGGTCCACTTTCAGCATATAGGCTGGCGCTGTCATAGTTAAAACCGACCTCATGCTCATAGATGTAGCCATCGGTTGAAACCATCAGAGGATAGGTAAACACACCGGCATCGACCCCAGCAGTTCTGGCTAATGTGCCAATGTTCCAGTGGTTTTCGCGGTAGTTGAAAGTGACATAGCTGTCATTCTCATTACTCGATGCGCTTGGGTAATACCACCAAATCTCGCCAAATTTGCTGACATGGACCGCATAGATTTTGCTGGCCTGCGCATAGTTGATGTTGTCAAAGATGTAATCTGACACATCACTTGGCAGTGGCTTGACATAGCCGTCATATATCCAAAAGCCTGCGCGTGACATCCAAATGGCTGCCGTATCAATGGCCGCCACCGCTTGGGCTGAAATGAGACCGCAGCCACTTCCAGCCTTCTCAAAGCCATAGACAAATGGGGCGCCAACATACTGGGCCGTGTGGACATCCACATCTGTAAACAGTAGATTGACACCCTTGACCCGCTTGCCAGCGATCAATGTGCCAGGGCTGGCTAAGTCATAGTCGCCTGCAAGGTTGTCGCCTGCTGGTGTCCAAAGGGTATTGTTTTCCTGATCGCACCATTGCACTTTGCGTGGGTTTCCACCAGCGCCAAGGGCAAAGATAATGCGCTCTTGGGTGACTAAAACCGCCTTGTTGTTAACTGGTGCATTGGTAATGGCTGCGGCCAATGTGGGCGTTGAAAAACCCAATTGCCACTCATAAATCTTGCCATCTGTACTGGAGCAAGCAATTAAATACTCGCCCCAAGTATCGAGTGACCATGTGGTGGCTGCAATGGGTGTGCCGGTGTCTGGCCGTGCCACACCATAGGCAAACGTGCCATAGGTGCTGTATCCATAGCCTGTCAGGGTTGTGGAGCTTGCGTAGCCACTGGTGAAGCCCGTTGGCGTAATGTCTTTGAGTGTTCCAGCCTCATTCATGGCGTAGAGCTTGGTATGCGTTCCAGCGCCAATGTATCGGTTTCCACTGTTATCGCGCCAAGTGATGATGCCTCGGCATGAGCCAGACATCTGCGAGCTTGACCTGGTACGCCATCCATTGATGGGCCTGAGTGTCCCCTCATACCAGCGCACTAGGTTTGCGTCATACCAGCGGCCTGCTGCCTGGTATTCAGTACCATTTCGGAAAACACCTGGGGGTAGCTTTAAAGGTATGTACATGGCAGTATTTAGGTAATGTTTGAGACAAAGCTCATTGTGACAATGGCTGATGGGATTGCTGGTCTTGTTGGGCTTGTTCCAGCAGCATATTGCTCAATGGACACACCCGTGTCGGTTGGCCTCCACATTATCTCAACATAGTTGGTCGCATTTAAGCTGACAAAGTAGTTCATGGCAGCAATGATATGGAATGGGTCGCCAACACCCTTTCTGGGTGCAAAGCCAAATCTGCTGTTTGAGTTGGCCACATTTGTGCCATTGACCCGAAACCAGACATCCACATCCTGAGAAGAGTTTGTCGTGTTTGTAAACTGAATTGAAAACTGCAAGTTCCAGATTCCGGCATCGGCCACAGTAATCCGAGACCCACTGGCCAATGTCACACCATTGGAAAAGTCTGTCGTGTTAAATGTAACCGCATAGGCCGTTGTGGTGTTGGCAGCCACTTGATCGGTTGAGTCTTGAAATGCCCCATAAGACCCATTCATAAACCGACCGCCTCTTGGTCCAAACAGAGACCCCAGCACAAATGACAGTTTCTTGAAGTAAACAGTCAATGCACCATTGTTTTCGTTGAAATGCCTGCGCTCATAGACCTCGGTTGGATAACCGAGTCCTGGTGGTGTTGGATTCTCAAGTTGTTGTGTTTGGCTGGCCATGGGGTAATTTTATGCCTCAATCAAGCAAAGCGCACTCGGCTTTTCTGCGCTTTAGTAAACCAGGCAAAACCTTTCCACCGCCCTTGGTCCACAGCATGAGTTGCTCTTTCGCGCCTTCCCAGTCACCGGCATTGATTTTTCGTTTTAATGTGGAGGTCTGGAGCCGGCCAGTGCCGAGGTTGTAGCAGAAGTCCACGATGGCATTGCACTTCTTTTCGTCTGTGGCAAGGATTGGGCAGTTCCTTAATGCACCAGGCAAGTAGGTATGCTCCAGCTCTATCATCAACAAAGCTCTAGCAGTTGGCTCATCCATTGGCGGGTCCTCCAATGTCACCTTGCGCTTGTCAGCGTAGTAGGTGGAGCCATAGCCAATGGTGGCCACGCCAGCAGGGCAAAGGTAAGGCTTGGCCCGATAGCCCTCAAACTGGCGGCAAAGGGCAGCAGCCAGCTCTAAGTTCATAATCCGCGCTTAGAAAGAGTTCTATCGAGAAACCAATAATTGATTGTCCCAGACAGCAATGCTGAAAAGTCTGGTGTCATCATGGTCTTGAACACCTCGACCGCTGGGGCGCCAGCAAGCCAAGCATTCCATGCAAACCAAACATGGATAAAGCTCCACACAAACAAAACCCAGTATGTGACCAGGGGCCGCACTGATGCCGACAGACTGGCCACCCAGCCACCGGCTGCTTTGACCATCTCGGCCTGCTGGGTGATGGCATTGTTAAAGGCATCCATCACGCCCACATCGACAGCTGCTTCACGTTGAGCGCCAATCTCAGCGAGCTTTTGTTGGCCCCTTAATTGTTCCAGTTCACACTGGCGAGAAAACATCAAGAGTTCATGCGCTCTTTCGTTTTTCTTATCAAGCCACTTCAAGACCTCTGGCGCCATCCTAAAGATGCCACCAAAGATCGACCCCAATATGCCGCCACTTAAAATATCAAACATAAAAATCCACCTTTCGATTCTGAAATATTTCCATGCGCAAGCGCTCTTGAACTACTTTTTTTGTGTAAATCTCAAACGCTAAGTCTTGCAGCTCTGTCTGTTTCTGCTTTGCTAATTCATTTGCCTTATTCATTTCATGCTGTTTTTCTAGCTTAACTTGAGCAAGGTCATGTTTGTCTGGATACCCAGAGGGCTGCACAGTGGGAAACAATTTGATCGTGTCAATCGTCATTTTTTCTCCCTCTCAAGTGCATCCTTGTACCCGTGAATTACTTTGGCTCTAATCCATGTTGAATCTGCTGACCCTGCCCATTCTGATAAGTTGTTCCAAATCACCACAAAATCTGAAGCCTTGCAGTGCTGTGCATTCTGGTCCAGCCACACCATCATCTCTTTGTGGCGCTGGGTTGGGTCGTGCGTTGTGTAACCAATTCCATAGAATTCTCTGACATAACACCCACTCTTTGCCACGGCCCCAACCAGCCCCAATAACAGTAACAGAACAAACCAGCGCATTCATTTCAATCTTCTGACATATCACTGGCAGCCAAGTTAATACGGGTCTTTAAGGCCGGAATATCCTCTGGCTTGTCTTTAAACCCAATGGCAATGTAGCCGGCAAACTTGCCAGGGTCCGGTGGGATTGAGCCTCTACACATGAATTTGACACCCTGCTTGATACCCCATTCACCGACCTTGCTTGACGGGTTGAATTCCTCGCACAGCACCTCGTTGTTCAGCATGGCCACCATGGCAGCGTTGCGGTCAGCGCTTGCGTTGAATAGGCTTGTGACAGTCCCCTCAATGGCTTTCTCTCTTGTGCCATCGGCATTGAGCGCCAGCACAGTGGTGCGGCTGTTTGTGGTCAAGTTGGCTTTGTGGATCAATAAAACAATTCCATCCACATCCTTCATCAGACTTCTGGCCGGAATGATCAATTGCTCTTGCTTGGCCAGCTGGGGCATCTTGTCTTGCGTTGTGATGGCCTGCAAGATCACTTGCCTTGAGTCCCAAGCAAAGTATCCGGCAAATGCCAGAAACGACAGCAAGATCACTGTGAAGAGCTTGAACGGGTTATCGACCCACTCGATCAGGCCAATGACCTTGCCCAAGGTTGAGTCGTCTTTTTTAGATTCTGGCTTTGGTGCAGCAGCTGGCGCGGCTAAAGTCACATTGACTTGACTGGCCGGTTGAGGCTTTGGCCTTGACCTTTTAACTGGTGCGACCTTGGCCGCTGCTCTTTTAACTGGTGCTTTTGTCATTTCATCGCCCAAATAATAATGAATGTGGACCAGACCACAAAGGCCGTGATGCAGGCCGCAGCAATGAGTGCCACGGCCCAATCTTTCACTTTAGGCTCGTAAAGATAATTCCGGCCATGCTGGTCAGCATGATGCCAGAGACCCCAAGCATGATGTTTTCTAGGCGTTTAATCCTGGCACACAGCATCTCATAACGCAGTGTGCAGACATCAATATGGGAGTTTAGTTGGGCTTGAGTCGGGTCCATTATGGTGACTCAGGCCATGTGATAGTCCAAGGGAATCCAGACTGGCTAGTCACATCACGCAAAGCCTGGCGATAAGTGGCCCAGGCTGCATCCAATGTTGTTGCAGTCTCAGCAGCCTTAATGACGCGCCAATCGCATTCGGCCAGCTTGGTGTCGCGTGTGGAGCGCACAGACTTGGCTTGGTCTGTATCTTTGGCAGCCTTATAAGCTGCTTCATTCTCAGCCGCTGTTTTAGCAGGGGTTTCGTCTGTGGCGGGTGTATCTGTAAAGACAGGGCCAAGCACATACTTTGTGTACCACTTACCATCTACTTGCTCGACACCAGAGGCTTGAGAGTATTGGTAAACAGTACCGCCAGTTGCTTGTGCGCCTTCAAAGACTACATCAGCACCCAAAGCTGTTAAGACTTCAGTTGTTGTTATGTCCCATGATGGGCCACCATTGGCTTTTGTGTATGCACGAAATTCACTTTCGTACATTACTGCGCCTGTTGATTGGATTCGTACTTGCATGATTTTTCCTTATGCGATAGCCAAGAAGATGAATGCGCCACCAGAAGCGTTGATGGCGGCTGGCGCAGTTGAACTAATCTCAAACCCTGCGCTGTATGTGTCAATGTAATCTGTGCTTGTAACCTCTGCAGCAGTTGAGTTTAATAAAAGATAGCTGTCATTACCAGACACAATACCTCGGGCTGTATCCCAAACATACCAATCACCAGTTGAATTAGTACGCTTGATAAGCACAAACCTTGCCCCTGCTGTAAAGCCACAATCAATTTGAAGTGTTGTTGCCGTGCCTGTGTATGAGCCTACTTTGGAGACGCCTGCACAAGTAGCAAATAGGTAGGCAACTTGTGTTCGCCCACTTCCGTTTACATCAGCGTCTGTAGCAACTGTAAAAACAGAAGCTGTTGGTGCTGTGTCGTTCCAGAAATCTGAATATGTGCCAGCAGCAGATGTTAAATCCAGACGCAAGTATTTTGTAGCACCAAGAGGAGCAGCATAAACTTCCCAGTTTGCAGCAGCACTACGAGAGCGAACAATCATTAACTCAGGCGCAACACCTAAGTTGTGATTGATAGTCCTTGCAACTCCTGTCCCTGTATAGCAAACAACATCAAAGAAGCTAGGCGCACGTTTAAACAAATAATTTATAAATGTGTTTGAACTTGCATTTGTAATTGTTGATGTTGTTCCAACCTTTACGCCATCCATTACATCCCAAGGGATGGCTTGCAGAATAGTTGTCCCTGCTGCAGTTTCTGATGTTGCTGCGTTGGATGATAAATAACCTGTGTTTGTTAGCCTAGATGACCAAAGCCAAACAGGAGTTGACTCTTTATTTTTAACAATTGCTAAGTCAGTCACACCAGCATTGCCTGTAACAGTAGCGTTTGCGCCAGTACCAGTTCTAGCGTTTAATCCAAACACACTAGTCCCACTTGTAGGCACTTTCATTGGGCCACGTCTAATCGCCACGTAAATATATGTGGAACTATTACTTATAGTTCCATTTACAGTAGTAAATCCAGTAGAGTTAATAGAAACTCCTGTGGCATTACCTTCTGCAATTGATGAACTAGGAATTAAATAACGTTCAGTGTTTGATGCCGTTAATCTTCGCATCGTATCAAACAGCCACCAATCTTCGGATATAGTGGAATTCTTTAGCAATAACCATTGAGGCTCAAAGCCTAAATTAACACTAGCAACTCCACTACCATCAGTCGTAAACGACCCGCACGAAATCACATTGTCTGTACCAGTCAGACCAAAGCCTCCTGCGTTGTGGGCAAATATGTATGCAACATACGTATTGGTATTAGCGTTTATGTCTTGATTATTACCAACTGTAAAAACCGTGCTAGTAGGCGCAACAGATATAACATTGTTACCAAACCAAGTTTCTTCTTGAGCAGTAGTAAAGGTGTCGCTTGTATTTAAAAAACCATGTCGTGTGTAGTCATATCTATGATAAACGGGCCAGCCTGTATTGCTTGCATTATTTAAACGCTTGACAATGATGCACCCCGGAACAGAACCAAGATTATGTGCAATGTTTTGTGTAGAACCATTCCCCGTATAAGTCACAATATCAAAGAACTTTGGTTGCTCTCGGAATGTCCATGAAACATAACTAACTCCACTTTCATTAGTTGAAGATGCTTCGTTAGTTAAATTAAAACCAGTTGTTTGAAAACTTAATCGTGTTGCTGTTGTGTTTCCAGCCGTGGTATTTGATATTAGTAATTGACTTGCACCACGAGCCGTATCGTAAAGATTATTATCAGAACTTCCAGATGGTGTAGTTCTTGACTTTAACCAAACTAATCCACCTTTTGTGGATAAATCAATTCCGTTGACAATTGATTGGCCTGACGCACCATTACCTGTGTAAAGGTATGTGCTAAACACATCCTCAATATACTGAGGAACAGCAGCCGCACCACCACCAAAGGCATCGTAACTAGCCGCACCAGAAGTTGCTTGTAATGGCATGGTTTAAGCCTTAAATTGTGTGTTGCTTGCCAAGACTGTGAAAGTCGCACTACCTGTTTTCAAAATTAGGTAGCGGTAACTGTCTATTCCACTAGCATTACCCGCAGTAGGCGCACCGCCTAACCAACGTGTCGTAACACCTGATGTAGTGCCATCCACTTGAACAGCAGAATTGTAGTAAGCAGTAGAGCCTTGAGTAACCAAGAAAGCCACAGTCATTGATTGACCTGTACTCATCAAAGTATTCAATGAAGTACCGCTAGAGCCTCTGAAGTTAACTGTCCAGTTAGCACTTGCGTTACTTGTGTAATACAGTACAGACTGAGTGGTAATGTCGTAAGCAATCGTTCCAGTAGCCGCAGTTGCTGATACTGTTGCCACCTCTGCTGCATCGTTTAGAACAATGGCAGTTTTGCTACTAGAGCCAGAAAATGTGTTTGTTCCTGTAAAGGTCTGATCTGCTGACAGTACAGCATCACCCGCAGCAGCTGCTGCAAAACCCAATGTCCCAGAGCCGTTTGTCTTCAAAACAAAATTAGCAGTGCTGTCAGCTGTGGGCAATGTGAATGCCGTGACAAAGCTCTGCAAGTTGGAGTCATAGGCCAGCACATCAGTGCCAATGGCCACGCCAAGCGCTGTCCTGGCTGCTGATGCAGTAGCGCCACCCGTGCCACCCTTTGTGACCTTCAGCACTGGGCCGGCATCAAATAATGCGTCAATGCTATCTAGGTCTGAATTGATCTTCGTTCCCCAAGTGTCGGTGGATGCACCGACTTCGGGTTTGGTCAGCAATAGATTCGTGGTGGTTGTATCAGCCATTTTTACTCCTGTTGGATTTGTGTCCAGGTTTCCGAATTATCCCCGATTGTGGTCCAAGTTTCACTGTTGTTTTCAATTGCAGACCAGGACTCTGAATTATCTGTTACTGGGGTCCAAGATTCGTCACTATCGGCAATTGCTGACCAGGATTCAGATGTGTCTGGGATTGCACCCCATCCAAACCCAAAAATTATGCCTATTGCACCAACTGCCTGGACTCCAGAAATTTCAATTGAAATCGTATTTAAAACAGAGCCAACAGAACCAGTGCCATTCACCCCAGATATTTCTTGAAATGAAATAACCTCTGCACCCATTGATTCAACAGAGCCTGTGGCCACATTGCCAGAAATTGTATTGCCTACTGAAACCCCAAATGAACCTACATTGGCAGCCGCTTCATTGCCGCTTATATTTGCAGTTTTACCATGGGTAACAGTTCCAGCAGAAAGGCTGGATGCAATTCCAGAAATTGCGTTTGATGTTGATTTTTCAACACTGCCAACAAAGCCAGTCGCAAAATTCCCAGATATCGCAACAGAAGTTGATCCGGTAACAGTTCCAACATTACCGGTTGCAACAGTCCCATCCTCTTGCATTGATCTGCTGGCCAGAACACTTCCAAGCGCTCCAGTGGCTGCATTGCCAGTTGTCGCAGTTGATCTTGTCAATTCAACAGAGCCGACCGCCCCAGTGGCAGAATTGCCAGTTAAATTTCTTTGTAGATTCTCTTCAACAGAACCAACAGCAGATGTCGCAGCATTGCCTGTAACTGCTTTTGATGCTGATGGATTAACTGTTCCAGCTGATGCGGTTGCTGATATACCAGTTAATTGTGCAGACCTAGAAAAACTTACTGATCCAACAGCACCAGATGCTGCATTTCCTGTAATTGATACAGTAATTCTTGGGCCAGTAGAGCCAACATTGCCGGTGGCCGTGTTGCCAGTTAATGCATAGTTTGGGACACCATAAGCGCCTCGCCCGTATGGGCCAGCGCCATATGTACCCTTTGCAATTGGGTATACGCCACTGCCATAGAGGCCAGAGCCATAGGCAGGCATGACCTACCTCTTAGGCCAGGCGAATCAAACCAGTGCTTGCATCATTTGTAGGCATTGTCAGCGTAAATGTTCCAGCAGTCACTGTCTGACTGCCAAATGTGTGAACGCTGACAGCCTTATTTGATTGCGTGCTGTTGTAAATCAAAACAGCATCAAAAGCAGTGGACAAAGTAACTGAAGTGTAAGTAATGCTTGCACTTGGTGTCACAAATGCAGTTGTTCCACTGGTACTTGGTGCAGTGCCAAATGTCACAGTCACCCCACCAGCCGTGTACCCAGTTCCAGACACTTCATTGGTCGCGGAATATGCTGTTGTCGATGCATTAACTGTGGCAGAGGCTAAATACAAAGCAGCCTTAAAAGTGTCAGCAGTAGTGGCTGCGCGAATTACGCCAGTTCCAAAATTGTGATGACCAACTAATAGCTCGCCCTTGAAGCTGGTACACATTGCTTGAGTATTTGCCATAATTTTCCCTTAAAGTGATTGGCTAATGCCTTCAGCCACAACGCTGCGCTTTAGAACCATGTTTACAGAACGATGAACCAACTCATTGTCGTGCCAATACTCAACCCACTGAGTAGTCTCATTTTCATTGTCAATTATCCCTTCTTTTTTCTCAAGCAGGGAGTCATCCATTTCACCTTTTGTCGTAAAAATCAACATTGAATTTCCTTATCCAAAAGTCTTTGCACGGGTCAGTAATGCACCACCAGAAGATGCACCGCGATCATCGGCAGTTTGTAAATCATTCAAGGCTCGCTCATAGAGTGTTGCCCATGTCTGGATTCTCGCATCATCTTGCAAGTATGGTGCAGCCTGGAGCAATGCGCCATAAAGATAAATGTCGGGGCTTGAGGCTAAAAGCCAATTGCTGGCCACACTGCTTGATAACTTTGTCAACTTCGCGTAGTAGGTCAGCTCGGTCGTGTAATTGCTGTCTGGCGTTGGAACAATCCGAAACTGGCCACCGACCACACCAAAGAATTTGGGTTTGCCACTGGCCGTGTACTTGGTCATCTCATTGTCCAAGGCATCAATGCTTAAAAACTGCAATGGTGTCTCAGGGTTTGTGCTTGTGAGCTTCAGAGACTTGGTCTCTAAGAAATCACTTGGCACAGCGCCATATTGCGCATCAAAAGACGCATTGGCCCTGACAATCATCTGCCTGGTGCGCAGCGTTCTTTCAATTTGTGCCTCGGCCAGAGAGATAAAGTCAGGGATGGCTGTCGTCAGGTCCGACCGATTAAGCCAGTCACCAATGGATGTCTTCAGCTCTGTATAGGTTGTCAGTGCCATTATTGGGCCTCTTTTTCCATCTCTTCTTTCACAATCCAAGTGTGTTCATGGCGAAATTCAAACGTGCCAATGTGGCCAATTTCCTTTGAAACGTCATGGTCGATGTAGACCTTGTAACCTAGCTCTTGAGCTTTCTTACAAAAGAACACATCTTCTCCCATGTAGCCCCGTGTGGTCTGCCATGGCATATCAAACCATGGCTCGCTCATGCCCTCAAACACCTCGCGCTTGATCAGCATTATGCCAGTGCCAATGCTTCCCACCTCTTCTAATCCAGTGGATTCTGGCATGGTGTAGACCGCCTGGCGCTTGCCATTTTCGTCATAGTTCTGGGCAGTTGGGCCAGTGGGCATTCTGCGTCTGGCACAGTTGGCAGCCACAATTTCTTTGTCGTGCTTTAAGAGCCGCTGGACCATGTCCTGTGGAAACGTCATGTCCGAGTCAATGAAAAGGATGTGTGTGCAGCCTTCTCGCATTGCATCCAAGCAAAGGTCAGCCCTTTGGTTTTGGATAATCGTGCCTTGCATCAATTTCAGACTGATAGCGTCTGTCGTGTTGAGTGTGTGATAAGCCACCATATTCACCATGCAATATGTGTAATTTGTGTGGACCTGATCACGGGCCGGTGTGCAGACTGCAATGTAATTCATACTTGTCCAGGTCTAGTTCTAAAGAATTGATTTTCGCTTGAGTTTAACCAGCGCTTCATGTACTCCTGGTCATCGATCTTGCCCTCGGCCTTCATCTTGTAATAAAGGGATTCTGGGATGGATGCCACCAAGTGCCACTCACCGGTCCAGTTGGCTTTCTCATCCACAGCGTTATAGATGGCCTTGTTGGCCTCAATCACCGCTGTGACATCTTGTTGGGTTTCAATCGTCACATCGCCAGTTTCTGGGTTTTCATGCCAGATGCGTTTGATGCCTTGATCTTTGTTTTCGCTAAATAGTCTTTTGTGAATCATGTTAAAAAAAGGGCCAAGTTTCCCTGGCCCTTTCAGTTTGCTTCGATTAAGAAGTGATCAAGTCAGCGGCCAAACCATGGGCCAACTCAGAAGTCACCTTGTGACCCCACTCAACGATCAGCATACGCTTTTCAGCATCGCCAGTCTTGGCCAATTCGACTTGGCTGTAAGGGCGCAGCATAGTCATCTTGGCGTAGTCAGGATCGATCACCCATGCATCGCGCTCACGCTGGAAGCGGTTTGCAATCACTTGCACATTGCCAAAGTCAGAGACATAAATGTCAACTGCACCGACCAATGTGGCAGGCTTTGCACCGCCATCAATGTTGAAACGACTGGAAGCAATACCAGAGAATCCTGATACGCGCTGTTTGTTAACAGGACCGCACATCAAAATCTTAGGTGTACCACCTTGTGACCACACTTTTTGAATCACATTCTTGAGAATGGTTTCAGTGAATGTGCGCACGTTGCCATCTGTACGGGCGCTGTTTGGCAGCGTTGTATAAGATGGATCAGTACCATTGGTCTGCTTGTCTGTGTTCGTTTTGATAAACGCACCCAAAGAAGCAGTCGCACGGGCAGTCGTAGAATCACCAGCTGCGGCCACTGCGCCATTCAGCATAGAGAATTCTTGATCGCGACGTAATTCAGCGCCCCTTTTCGCGATTTGGTAGGCCAATTCTGAGCGCCTGCCTGCCTTGTTGACCACTTCTTCAGTGGCTGACAAGATGATTGTCTTGCGTGAAATCTGGCAGTAGTTTTGCATACGCACAGTAGCAGTCACCGCATCAAAAGATGCGACATCGTCACCCTCAAGCTGTGCATTAGCAGCAGCTGCGGCAAGCGTATCAGTTTGGAACTCAAACAAAGCATTGGACACGTTCTCACGGCCAATGTTTGAAGCGTATGGAGTTTCTTCTGGAGCTATATTTGTAATAATATTGCTCAAATCTTCCCGAATACCCTTTGCAGAGTAAGTCAGGAATGTGTTACTTACGATAGCCATAATTTCCTCATTTCAATAAATGTTCAATTGCAGAAGCCGCATCATCGATGCGACCAGTTTTTGCAAGACGCTGCTTTGCTCGCACACTCTCAGTTGTTGTCGAAACCCGACCAGCTGCACCAGGCTTGGCTGTTCGTGGGCCATTGTTCACCACAGGCTTAATGCCTTGGCGTTTACTTACCATCTGGTCAAACAGTGCCGCTTTGCGCAGCAGTAAAACCAGTCGGTGGTCGTAAACGCTCTTCAAATCTTCATCGGAAAAGCCTGCTGCCTTCGCAGACTCAATCACCAGCGCCTTTTCGGCTTTTGCCTTCTTGGGGTCTTTCCAATCAGGTAAAGCTGCCAAGAGAGCTTCTTGCTGGCTGGCAAGTTGGGCTTCCATGGCGCGCTGCTGTTCATACTGGGACACTTGAGACAAACGCTGCTGTTCGGACTGAATAGCACTTAATTTCTCTTGTCTCTCCCGCATGACTTCCTTTTGCCTCACCCATTCAATTGGGTCTTCGTGATAAAGACGTTCCAAATCGACTTGAGGCTCTGACGTTTGAAGCTGGGTTTGCAATGCTCCCAACAATTGAGCGTATTGCTCACGCTCGGCTCGGACTGCTTGCGTTTCTTGCTCGACTTGCTTTCGCACTTCGGCAATCTGCTGCGTTTTCCGAGTGTAGTCCTGAGTTCTGGAGTAGCCCTTTTGGAGTTCGTCTAGCGTGACAGAAACTTCCTTGCCGTCAACTTTGACAGTGAAAGTCTGCTGCTGTTCTTGCTCCTCTGGCTCTTCCTCTTCTTCGGACTGTTCCTCTGGGGTCTCTTCCTCTGACGCGTCTTCCACATCAGAGTCATTGTCCTCAGAAGCCGCTGTCTCGGTGTCCTCTTCGGACTCCTCGACTGGCTGCGTCTCGTCAAGTTCTGCTTGTCCCTTTTCGGGGGCCAACATTGCCGAGATAGCACTGGCCGCATCGGCCATATTCATTGCTTGTATTTCTGCCATAGTATTTTCTTAAATTAAGGTTTTCTGTGATTTGCTGATAGCGTTCTGTGCAATTTTTCCGTTGTCCATGATCTTGATCAACTCTTGTCTTAGGCCGTCAATAGCCTGCAACATACACCACGCTGTCTCGCGCCTCGCAGACTCTTCGGGTTTCGATGAACGAAATACCCAAAGTTGGTCGCCTTCTAATTTTGCAATTGCATTGTTGAGGGTTTCATCCTCAAGCAGTTGCTTGGCCTTTCGGCCTTTATTTACCTGGTCTTCGTTTGTCACTTACTGTGCCATTCCTTGAAAGGTTGATGGGGGCATCATCTCAGGCACTGGTGGCTGCGGCTGGGACACAAACTGTGCCGCCTGCTGCTGGGCCAACAATGCCTGCTGACGCATTGCTTCACGATCAATACTTTGTGCCGCATCAATTTCGGCTGTAGAAATCTGTGACTTGTACTTTAGCTCAATTTCGTACTTTTTGAGATACAAATCTTGAGCCATCTTGTCGCGGTTTAAATCATCATCCATGATCATCTGCTGGCGCTTTAGCTCTAGCTCTGCCGCTTTCTTCTGAATATCTGCCTTGATCGACTCGGCCTGCACTTGGGCCAGCACCTCTTCGGGGCTTGGCTTTTGCTGTGGTGGTGGTGGCACATAGTCAGCAGGGATATCTTGGAAAAAGCTGGTTGAATCTTTGAAACCAGATAACTCTACGATTTTGCGTAGGGTATTACTAAACTGCTGGGGCGTGACCAAGGGATTGGTCGGGCCAAGTTGTTGCAAGATTTGCTCTTGCTTGGACATGATCATCATCAACGCTTGCAGTTTTTCGTTGGTGTCGCCATTGCCCAAGGCAATATTGATGTTCGCATCCATGCTGGTGTCCCAGAACCTTGGATCGATCTGCACCCACTCATTGCGCATTCGCACCATTCGGGCTTTGTCCTGGTGCGTTGTGGCCAAGAACAAAATGCCCTTGAAAAGTTTTTTCATGCCTTCAGCCAAGATTCGGGCTGTCAACTCAATGCGGCCTTGGCTGGCATTGATCGTTGCATTCACAGCTGCTTTGGTGCTTGACTGCAATGCATCAGCGTTCAGTCCCATGGCGGCCTTGCTCATGCCGGTGCGATCTTCTTTGATCTGGTCCATGTATTCCATCATCGGGAATGCGGCCTGACCCACAAATGGAGTCGTCAAAGGCTGGACCATGCCAGGCGCTCTCATTCTGATAATCGCACCCGTCTCGTTGTTCAAAACGTCATCGATGTTGACTTGGCCTTCGACCACAGCTGTGCGCGGGTGGATTGACTGGGCCAGACTGTCTAGCGTGTTGCGCAGGATTTCCGACTTGATTTCTTGCAAGTCGCGGGTAATGTCAAAAATCGACATTGCCTCAAGTGGGCTTGTGTGTGGCTCTGGGTCGCAGGGAAAGTCAGCAAAGGGAATGTAGCTGGCCGGCAGATTACGCACCACCTTATAGCCACCACCCATGCAGCAGACCTTGCGCAGCTCTGCAATGCCGTCGCCATCGTAGTCCACACGGGAATAAGCCTCGATGTAAAGCACTCTGCGCATCATCGGGTTGGCCGCGTCATTTGTGCCAAATGTCGTGGACAGTGGCTGGCGCGCCAAATACTCGTCATTGCTGTCCAAGTCAGTCGATGACATATTTTCTTCGATCTCATCTTGGTCATAACCCATGGCCAACAAATCAGCCATGGTGGCCATCTGCCGGTGGGCAATGATGCTTGAATCGTCAAACGATCTGGCGCGTCTGTCCAGTAGCAATTCCTCTGGTGGCACGGCCATGATCCTGATCCGGCCATCCTTTGTGATGCGCTTGATTTGCACATCATGGACCATGGCTGGGGGCGCCATCACCGGCTGGCCAGTCATTGGGTCCAAAGTAGATATCTGCATTTCGTCAATGCTTGGGTCTGGGTAAGACGTAATGATCTTGACCTCACCACCAGGCTCTTGCATCAGCATTTCTAGCGTCTGGTCATCAAGGCCGGTGTACTCTTCAATTCGGACCTTCTCTTCGTCTTCCCACCAGAATTTCGCTATTCCGCATTTGCGAACCAGTGCATCCTTAAAAATCGCATAGGTCGTCAAAAACCCGTTGTTGTCGTTTTGGAAAACATAGTTGGCATAGTCGGTCGCCTGCTGGGCCATCTTCACATCTTCTGGGCCACGGGGTGCAAACTCGACCACATTCTCAGAATTGAAAAACACCCGCATCAGGCTTGGCAGCATGGCCGAGACAGTGTCCCGCACTTCCATGGCCACCACCTTGCTGTTGCCTTCGACCTCATTGCCGAATAAATCACCGCGATAGTATTCAGTCCCTTTGGCGCGTGTGGGTGACAGATCACTGTCCACATAGCTGATGGCATCGGTCAGGTCTTGGGTGATGATGGCTTGCAGTTCCATGTCATCCATTGGCTCGGTGGCTGCAATGTCGGTGGATAGGTTTTCAGTAATATCTTGTTCAATCATGGCTTGACCTTTGTAAGAACCACATACATGGAGTCCACAGCCCTTGGGGTGCGGATAATTTCGTCTTGTGGCAATTCTAGTGCTTCTCCCACCTTTGAGAGACGCATTTCCAGCGTTGTCAACTCAAACCGATCTGGCCATCCCAAGTACCAGTGCCAATCGGTGTAATACCGCCAAGAGTTCTCATTGAATGCCCTGACATGGGTCGGGTCTTGCCACGCGCCAAGGCTCAAGTCATAAGGCACATGGATGCGCATCTCACCGCCCACTCTTAAAAGCTCTTTGCAGTTGGTCATGGCATCGACCAGATCATGGATATGTTCCAGCACATCATTGGCCAAAATAGTTTCAAACATACCTGGCACAACTTCTAGCTGACCAAAACGGGTTTGCAGGGTATCGCCCCACTTGACTTTGCTGATATCCACCAGCCAGTCAGGATTCTTGCTGGCTTGAATATCTGCATTTAGATACTCAGCGTTCCAGTCTTTGCCAGAGCCTAGATTAAGAATCAAACCAGGCACTCGCATATTCCGGCCTGTTTTCTCTGAGCCATGGCAACGCATCCTCATGCAGTTTTTGTGAATTCATGCCAATGGTGTTTGAGCCAATGTGGTGGACATAGCTGGCTGACACATAGTGGCCGTAGCCTTTTTGAACTAAGTCCATACAATGCACATCATCGCTGTACCAGTTTAAGGGGGGAAACTTTGCCTCTTCAAATGCATCACTTGATATCCATGCAAAGATTGGGCTAATCTCTTGGACCAATTTGATGTGTGACTCAGACGGGAATTTGTAAAAGTTCAGTTTCTCAGGCTGTTCAGTAATCCGCACATTCTGACAAGGTCTGGCCGCATCGCACCTTGCCGCCACCCACCCTGCTTTGTAGCTGTTCATGGTCCTGACAATGGCCACATCTTCCATCAGCACCTTCACGCTGGTGGGGGTCAGCACTATGTCGTCA